CGAATCCTAACTTATCGGCACCAATACGAATAGTCTTCCCAAGTCCTTTTAAGACAAGGTTTCCACCTAAGTCCCAAGCAGCTTCTTCAACTCCTGCACGAGCCATCAAAGCAGGAGAAAGTGGCTCATTCTTTGATAACTGTTCTCCAACTTCTCCGGCAGCGCCTCCAAGACCAGCCCCAATAGCACTTCCAGCAAGGGCGCCCACCGGTCCCAGAGGAGCGCCAAGAATACCGCCAGCAATGCCTCCAATCAAGCCTCCAGTTTCCTGTAAACCAAAAGCTCCACGAGGTCTGCTAACAAAATTGGGATTTAATACGGACTGGATCTCAGAAGCCGGGGCTTGTTCCTTAAAGTCCTCTTCAGTAGCCAGTCCACTTTTAATAGCCTTAGCTTTAATTTCCTCCTTAGAAGTGCCCTCAGGAACATTTTCAATAATGTTACCATTTGGTAACCTAACAGGAAATGTAACATCTGCCATTATTTTTCCTTAAATTAGAGACTATTCCAATCTCGCACAGTCTGTGGACGGTATCCAGTAAGTCCTCGATTTTTAGCAGCATACTGCTCAAGAGCATCTGCTTCTTTAACAACATCGTTTGCACGCTTTTGCAGATATTGCAGTAGCTGGGTACGTGCCTCAGGGCTTGTCGTAAGATTAGGAACAATTCTTGCAATGAACTCACGATCAGCGTTAGACGGGTTTGCTCCAAGTTTCTTAATCTTATCAAGAACCAAGTCACCCGTGATCTTATCAAACTGCTGAGAATTGATTAGCTCTTCTTTCCTTCGACCACCAAGAATACCAACAGTATCAAGAAGATTTAGAAGATCAACACGCGCCCCTGCGGCTGTTCCAGTAACAAGAGGCTTTCCAGCAAGAGAAGTTGCCTGCTCTAATGTCTTTAATTCAGACATTGCTGTCTCACGGCTCTTTCGCGCCTCTTCAACTCGTTTAGCATCTATCTTGCCAAGTTCAGTTGCAAAAGCCCCTTCTGCCTTCGTTTCTACAGATACACTAACAGGTGGGGGCCGCTTCTCTTTAGCAAGAGAAACCTGCTGATCAAATAAAGCAGTATTTACTGCTTTTACCTGTTCTTGAGTATACTCACCAAGTCGTGTTTTTTCACCGTAACCAAGTTCAACGGCTTTGGCAATAAAGTCAGCAGGAGGCTTAGTTGTTTTATCTTCTTTTGTAACAGGAACTAAAGAAGAGTAATTTCCAGTAGTTGCATATGTTTGTAAACTATCCGGAGTAAATTTATCTGCGTTCGCCTTAACAAATAAAGTTTTCGGATCTTGCTCACGAAGTTTTGAAATTGTTTCTGCTTGAGTCTTAGCTAAAGTAGCCTGCTGTTGCATCATCTGCTGTGCTTGTGCAGCGGCTTGTTGTGCCAATTGCGGGCTAATAGAACGAGCAGCATTAGCAAATTGCATCATGCCTTCAGCAGTGTTCGTATCAAACTGCCCTGCCAATTGACGCAACTGCGAAGCCTGTTCAAGCATCGGATCACGAGCACCTAGTGCCCTAGCAGCTTGAGTAAGGCCACCATAGATTCCGGAAGCAATACGCTGTTGAGGATTTAAGTTAGCAAATTGAATTGCTCGTTGACGATCAACCTCTGCCTGAGCCTGTTCAGGGCTAAGACCGGCATTCATAAGACCCAGATAAGGGTTAGCCATCATTCCATCAGCCATTATTAACCTCCAAAGAGTTTGCCGATTAACTGAGCAACAGGATCAGCTAAAGCACCAACAACAGCAGTATTACGATTAGCTGTAAATTGATTGGCAGTATTAGCTCCTTGCTGAAGCATTTGAGCAGCAGTAGCACTGCCTCCACCCAATTGAGTTCCTAATGTCAATGGTTGTTGACCCGCCTGTTCAACATTAGTCGCCTGACCAAATCCCGTACTGAACGGAGCCAACGCAGCTTGCTGAGCACCATAGCCACCTTGCTGAAGATTCAGAGCACCCCCAAGCAAGCCTTGTCCAAACTGAACCTGTTGTTGGCCCATCTGCTGAGCCTGAGCAGCCAACTGAGCATTACGCTGTTGCTGTGCATTGTAGAAGGCTTCCATAGCCGGATTAGCGGCACGAAGGCCAGGAGCACCACCAGGAGTAACACCTGTAGCGCCCATAGCAAGACCGCCTGTTCCTTTTCGGAACTGAGAAGCCTGTAACTGTGCTAAAGCACGTTCATCCAAAGGAGCAAACAGTTCTTGCTGTTGCGCCATATACTGCTGAGCAGCCTGCTGAGGGGTCTGTGCGATGTATTGCTGACCTAAACCAAACAAGCCTTGAGCAGCTTGATTGACCTGCTGTTGCATGGCTTGCTGTTGCTGTGCTTGTTGCAGTGCACCACCGGAGATGCCCATAAGAGCCTCACGCATGGCTGCAACATCAGGAGCAACTTGATAGCCTGCACCAATCAGACGACCATCAGGACCATATTGGAATCCACTACGGCCAAATCGAGTAGTTACACCTACAGGACGGAACTGTGCCTGTTGTGCGGCAGTCTGAGCAGCCTGTTGAGCAGCATTAGCGGCTTGATTGGAAGCATAAATATTACCAGCAGTGCCAATAAGCCCACTCAAAAGACCAGTATAATCAATTGTGTCAGCCATTAGTAAGTACCTCCATCAACAGTTCCTGAGAAAGTACCGGACAATGTTAGATTAGCCATCGTTGTGGTTCCCGTATGCGTTCCATTGTTAGCGTCAGGCTTAGAGGAAACAGCAGAGGCAATGTTATTGTACTCTGTGTCAATTTCCGTCCCTTTAATGATCTTGGAAGGATTACCCGACACAAGACCGTCTTTAATAGCAAAGTTAGTTGTTTTGGTATAATTAGACACTTAGTTACCTCGTTTTTCCTACTTTGGTAAAGACATCAATCTTTTGGATTGAGATTGGTCGAGTATTCACTGTAGTTTCAAAACCCAATTGAATAACTTTACCAGCACCTCCAATATTGATCACCTTGTTGTCGAATGCTGTTCCACCGTATTCACCAATACTATATTCTGCAATGTTATATTCTGCAACAGCAGCGTTCGATAGATTAAACTGACGACTGTTAAGAATATCACTATAATCATAGCCGAACTTAAGCACCACAGGATAACCCTGTCCACCGATAGTGGTAATACCAACTTTCTTCATAATCTTCAGTGCGGTTGGAACACCGAAATCAAAGTAGTTGGTATAATACTTCATTACATAAGTATCAGCATTATCCTTATAAGTATCGTATTTACCTACATATCCTGGCTTACCCAAAAGCAAATCTTTGTTCTGTTTGTAGCAGAATGCTGTAGGAATACTTCCATCCCATGTTGTAGCCCTGCTAGCACCATTAGGAAGTAACATACGCAAGTCAAAACAATAAGTAATACCTGTTACAGGGAATGTAATAAGATAGAAGCCTTCTTTGTCTGAATGCACTGCCTTGATTCCAGAAGCAGCTTCAAGGGACATTGCAGCAACAACATCATCCCGAACATTGGCACTGATGTCTCTGATCGGAGAAGACTTCTCTTGAATTACTCGTGACAGCGATTTAACACCACTATCTGACAAGAAGTATACATCTGATCCTGTAGCTACTACAGAATCCCTTGCAAAACAACCAACACCTGTAATAGTATCTTGAAGCTGTAGTCCAGCAGGATCTTGAGCATTGGAATAAATCAGAATCTGTCTACGTCCAAAGACAATCAAGAATCCGTTATGAGCCGCTAATGCTATAATCTCATCTGCACCAGCAGGCCATATTTCTGAAATATCCAGTGTTCCAGCAGTGCCTGTCGATAATACAAAGCCACTAAGAAGATCAGAGAACTGAATTGTTGCTTTATTCGTTGTATTGTTGGCAGACCATGTACGACCATAGGCGCTGATTACACAATTATTGTTACTAACTGTTCCAACATATCCAGTCTTTTCTGATACTCTTCGATATGTTGTCGTTGATACGGCAGGATCAAAGATAAGAGGATCGTGTCCAGATTGATAAAGATATAGAATACCATTCAAAGAAGCAATTTGCCAATTGCTATCAGTAATGGTCGGTGCTGTTCCGCCTCCTCCGTATGTCAATACTGTCAGTGTGCTGCCATTAAGCCTAAATAGTTTATTGTTACCAGCGGCAATCGTATAAGAAGTCCCATCTGAAGCAATTAATTCTCCAATTGCTTTAATAGACTCTGATCCAAGATCAGTATTTGAAGCGTGCACTGCACTCCAGCCCTTACGAGCACCAATACGACCAAACTTATCAATTACACAATTTGTGGCAACAGTAGCAAAACCAGACTCAAGAGAAACCACAGAATCCTGCGTATTCAGACCATAGAAACCAGGGGCAGCAATAGAAGTGGTTAATAGTTTTGCAACCATTATGTACTTTCCCAGGTTACTTGTTCATCATACCTATTAGCCTCAAGAGCAACTGCATCAGCTAATGCTAAACGATACTTTTGATACAGTTCGCTGAAAGACTGTCCACCGTCTTCCCCTCGTTCAGCAACTGCATTAGCGTATGCCAGCATCTGAACTAAATGTGCAGGAACTTTAATCAAGTCACCATTAGCAGAAAGATCAGCTTGAGGAATATTCAAGTTGAAACGAAGTGAATAGACAGTATCTGGTTGAGGCCATACACGGACAACATTATCGTCATTGCTGACACCATCAAAACAATAGTAGATTGGCGCAGCATTTTGAACAGTAGCAAGATAATATTGTTGGTCAAGCCAATCAGGAGATGCTTGAGCCATTCCAATATTTTCAGTGTCGTTTAAGACACTATGTACCTTAAATCGCTGTCCTGATCCTGTCAAAGTATAAGAACCTTGTCCACTAACAGTAGGCAACACAATGGTAGAATTTAATGCATTCCATGAATAAGCATCTTCAATTTCGCGTTTAGCATCATTGATTAAGACACCAATCAAAGAACTATAAGGAGTATCGTTAACAGAAGATACTTCTGATTCCCTTAACCTTATAAGAACATTATTAACAAGTTGTAAATAAGTTGTTGACATTCGTTTTCCTTGATGTCTTTATCAGTAATAATTATACACGATTCATAGAAGATGTCAATAGGTGTGTTCCCTATTGTTGCACTTTAACAACAAACTCAAAGAGCATAAACAAAGCAGCAATAACAGCCCAAGCACCAAAGCCCATATTCACCCAACGATCTAGTTTCTTATCAACAGCTACAAGATCATTATTTATAGACACTACGGCCTGCTCTAGTGTTCCAATACGAACACCTTGGGATGTCTGTCGTTCTTCTACAAGGATTAGTCGTGTAACGGCATCAGTAAGTTTATCAACTTTTGTTTCAATCCTCTTTAGATCCTCATTGAAGCCGCTATTCATATTACTTCTTAGCCTTCTTCTTTGACATCCCAGCTTCTGACAAAGCAATTGCTACGGCCTGTTTACGACTCTTAACTACAGGACCTTTCTTACCACTATGAAGAGTACCCTCTTTGTACTCGTGCATAACTTTTTGAACTTTACTAGGCTTCTTCATAATAAATTCCTTATAAGATATTCGTAAGTGTGATAGCATAGAACAAGCAAGAACACAATCATAAATAGATAAAAACCATTTACAATCATTTCTTTTTTCTTTTGTCTTGCTGCTTTAGCAGCCTTTTCTCTATCTGCTTTTATCTTTCGTCTTTCAGCCATCATTGACTGATAAACTTCCTGTCCATAAGTACCAGCTATAAGAATATATAACTGATACTCCATTTCTTTAAGTTTCTGTCGATGCAGTGTAATCTCAAGTGCTTCTTGGCTTGCAGAGCCAGAATCTTTTTTCTTATTCTTGTTAGCGGATTCATTAAAAGACTGAACAGCCGAGTACCATTTACTTAGCTGTCCAGCCACACTTTCAATTTCTTTTCCTGCTTTTACAAGTTTTTGTACGGTATTGAAAGCCGTTACAGCAACTCCAAAAGCAGTTACTGGATCAATCATTTTATTTTAAGTTGTTATAGGAATAGCACTATATAGCGTAATGGAATCATTTGATGTTCCTGAACCTTGCACAGTCTCTTCTAAAGAAATACTAATATTTTCTGAAGAATGGTTATGATCAGTACAAAGAGTCCACTTTTCCTCAGATTGACTCCAAGACCAACAATATCCTTCAACATGTTCAGGCATAATTGGTCTTACAATCCATCCGGGAGGATACCACCAAATTGTTTCATATCCTTCAGGAGCTACGGGAGGATCAATAACTTCGATCCATCCGTCTGTTCCATCTGTGTGTTCCTTAGGTATAGAACCATTTTTTGTGTATAACATAGTTGGTCCTTATTGAGTAGGAAGTGCCTGAGTCGGCGGCGTGAAGTTGGCCGTGTATCGGGCATAACCCTTGGTGATGCGGAGGTCGTCGATGTAGCCGTTGAAGTTACCGGCAGAGGCGCTAATTGCGCCAATCCAACTTTGAGTTGTTGCCGCAAGATTTATGTTGGTTGAGTTTGTTGCAGAACCTACTTGAGTTCCATTTACGAATGCTTTTAGTGAAGTACCTGAACGAGCAATTGCGTAATGGTTCCAAGTTGAATTCAACAATGTACTCGCAGTGAAAGTAATCGGGCCACCCGCACCGGAAATGTCTACATACATTGTTCCGGCTGCGTTGTAAGACTCAATACATCCTGCGCCTTGAGCAGTTCCAAATGTGAATATGCGTGGGTATGAACCTCCAACCGGGCTTCCGCTATTGGCCCCATACACCCACATCTCAATGGTGAAGTCGCCGGAACCCATCGCCAAATTGATATTGGCAGCGAGCGCCAATGTATCTCCGTTCCCGTCCAAATACATCGACGCCCCACCGAACTTGCTCTGCGTGGTGCTGATCTGCGCGTTGCCAACCGTTTCAAGGTCGTTCATCATCGCGTTGTCGATGATTCCGCCGTTGGTGTAGGACAGAAGGAGGCTTGTGTTGGTGATGGCCGTAAGAGGCGATGTGGGGGGCGTAAAATCTGCTGTGTAGAGTGCTGTTCCTTTTAACACTCTAAGATTTGAAATGTAACCTGTCAGATTTCGCGTGCCAGCAGAATACTGGCCTATGTATGTTGTTGCCGAAGTCGTAAAATTTATGCTTGTTGCAGCAGTACCGGACTGAACGCCATTAATGTAGATTTTTAACGATCCACTATTGCACACCATTGCAATGTGCGTCCAAGCCGCTACTGGAACTGTTGAACTGGTCTGTGTACCAGTAGTCCAACCACCGCCATATACGGTGTTATCTGCTTCAATTTCAATTAACCAAGATGTATTGCCGCTACCAGCATTATTACCCGCTATCCACTGTACTGTTGAGCCAACAGTTCTATATACCCAGCATTCAACCGTAAATGTTGATCCAACAGCAAGCGCAGCATCACTTGGCGCAGTCAAATAATCCCCACTGCCATCAAAGTAACCACTCCCGCCATCAGTGCCTGCGGCGTATGGAGCAGTCGGAGCGAACGGGCTGAAGCGTTGGACACTTGTGTCGCCGTTGCGCGTGATGGTGAATGCGTTGCTGCTGTTGTCGATGAAGCGGTTGGACTGGCAGGTCAGCAACTTGGTGCCGGTAACCGCAGTTGATGGCGATGTCGGGACAGTGGTAATGGCAGAACCATCCACCAATAACACATTTGAGATATAGCCAGTAAACGGATTTACCGCTGCACCATTGGCACCAATACCAATCGTTTTTGTGGCGCTTCCAAAAGTCCCACTTTGAGAGTAGGTTCCAACCGATGTGCCATTGATGTAGGCCGTTATTGTGGAGCCGCTACGACACACCGCAACATATGACCAAGTATTCAAAGGCAATGCATTTGACGCACTTGAAATTCTTACGCTGCTCCCGTTTGTATATACATACAATGTACCATCGGTAAATCTATTGAGTTGCCAATCGGTAGATACGTTTGCGGTGTAATTGCCGATAAAGTTTCCTGATGCTGCGGCAACAGGATATATCCAACAGCCAATCGTAAAGTCCCCTGACGGAGCAAATTGTCCGCTTGTTGGGGTTGTAAGATAATCCCCTGTTCCATCAAAGTAGTTCGACCAATTACTCCCATACGGCGCGAAGGTGCCCTGCGTCGTGTTGCCGTTGCGGGTGATCGTGAAGTTGTTGGTGCTGCTATCGAGGAACGTGTTGTTCTGCGCCCCGTTGGTGCCGTTGCCGGGGAGCAGGAGAGTGACGTACTTAAAATAAGGATCAACCGCAGTAGCAAGTTTTCCGAGCATTCCAAAGCCTCGGGCTGCTGCTGCACCAATCCGTGAAAGAATAGGCATAGTGCCTCCTTACTTGAACTGAACCTGAGCAGCAAACACAGTGAATGCAGCCGAGCCAGTCTTCACAATCGTATACGAATAAGCATCAATAGAAGAAGCGTTACCAGTTGTCGGTGCAGTTCCTCCTTGCCACTTAGGAGTCACGATAGAACCATCCACCTGGACAGCAGAGTTGTAGTAAGCCGTTGAGCCTTGAGTGACCAAGAACACCACGGTAATCGACTCACCAGTGTCCATGATCGTGTTCAGGCTCGTACCGCTTGATCCACGGAAGTTAACCGTCCAGTTTGCGGATGCGTTGGAGGTATAGTACAGGACAGACTGTGTGGTTACATCATAGTTGATCGTGCCAGTTGCAGCAGTGGCTGAAACAGTACAAACTTCTTTGGTATTGACAATCTTCTGTGCAGCTACACTAGAAGACCCTGAGAAGGTTTGTAGTGCCGTAAACGTCTGTGCTGTACTTGTTGATAACGGAGTTGCCCAGGAAAGAGTTCCTGTTCCATTGGTTGATAATACTTGATTAGCGCTTCCGTCCGCTGAAGGAAGAGTCCAAGTGATGTTAGCAGGAACAGTAGCAGCAGACCTAAAAGATACCCAGTTGCTTGAATCGGCATCTGCAAATCGTACACCGGTCTGAGCATTGAAGGTTGCATTGCCTGTCATCGTCCCGCCAGCAAGCGGAAGATAATCAGCACCAGACACATAAGCAGCAACCCACGCACTGCCAGTATACAGCTTCATAATACCGGACACGCTATTGAAATATAGCGTACCTGCTACTAATGGATTGCCATCATTATCAACGGTAGGATCAGAAGTCTTAGTACCTAAATAACGATCATCGAAGTTATCGTATGCCGTAAGCGTAGCATCACGAGCAGCTTCAGCAGCAGCCTGAGCAGTTGCTGCACTAGTGGCACTGCTGGAAGCACTTGATGCACTCGTTGCAGCGGCCTGTGCATGGTACTTTGCAGAGTATTCTCCACCAGCAACAGTACCAGTGGTTTTCGTAGCCCAGTCGTTTGCTAACGTGGCACTAGAGGCAGACTCAGTAGAATAGTACTTAGCTGAATACAGCGAACCATCGACAGTGCTGCCAGTCTTTGTTGCCCATTCTTTAGCTGCGCCAGCAGCACCAGTGACTCCAGTTCCACCAACAGCCCATGCTTTAGAAGAATAGTCAATGGAATCTACAATACCATCAGTCTTCTGTGCCCAGTTACGAGACAACGTAACATTAGCAGTTCCTGAACTGATTAAACCATCGACATAGCTCTTTGTAGAAACATCTGAGCTATTGGTAGGCGTTGGCATTCCGGTGATTGTACCACCAGTAATAGCAACAGCGTTGGCTTCTTGATTACCAAGAGAACCCACCAGTTTAACAACAGCAGCGCTACTGTCTTTGGTATATAATTTCTTATCAGTTACATTGACAGCTAATTCACCCTGAACGAGCGAACCCGCAGCAGGGACAGAAGAGGCTGTGCTACTGTTTTTGGTGATAATCGTTGCCATTTAAGCTCCGTATTTATTTTCGTACCATTGTTGTAACGGGCCTGCAACATTCCTTGGATACTGTGGCATGTATGCATTATAGTATCTTTGAATTGCAGAATAATAATCTGATCCAAATGTAGGAGTAGTGCTTCCAAGAACTAAATCTGAAGGGGGAATAGACCCTGTTGTTCCTGTTCCACCAGTTGATAATACTGTTCCTGTTCCAATTCCACCCAAAAGACCTAACAATTTAAGAAGATCACTTGTACTTAATAAATTGTTTTGCGTTGCCGGAGCCGGTGTAGGTGCCGGGGCAGGACTTGGTGCAGGTGCAGGAGGAGGAACAGAAGAAGTCACAACTGGCTGCAATACTCCAACAGAACTTAAAGGAACTGTTGGAATTGTTGTTCCCTTTGAATCAGTAACATTAACAGTCTGCGACACAGGCGCAGGAGCTGCTACTGGAGCAGGACTTGGTGCCGGTGTTGGTGCAGGCGGTGTTGAAAGAATTGTTGCCAAAGAAGGCAATATTGCTCCAACAGTACTGGTAATCGTACTAGGAGTAGGTGCAGGAGCCGGAACAGCTGGTGCTGTAACAGGAACTGTCTGAGTAGGTGTTAATGCTGCAATAACACTTGCAAGTGTATCTGCGGTAGTTGTTGTTTTGGGTGCAGGCGGCGCTGTAACAGGAACTGTCTGAGTAGGTGTTAATGCCGCAATAACACTTGCAAGCGTATCCGTAGTAGTTGTACTAGGCTTCGGTGCAGGCGGTGCTGTAACAGGCACAGACTGCACAGGTGTGAATGATGCCAGGATATTAGCAACAGTGTCCGCAGTTGTTGATGGCTTCGGTGCAGGCGGTGCTGTAACAGGCACAGACTGAGCAATGTTAGACAGCAATCCTCCCGTGGCCGCAGAAACGACATCAGAAGTTGTACTAGGCTGTGCTGTTTGACCAGCAACAGTTACTTGTTGTCCTACTACAGCAGAAAGTAAAGAAGCAGCGACTTCAGGAGTAATCTGCTGTGCTGCTGGCTGTCCAGGTACTTGAACCTGTTGAGTTGCTCCAGCAACAGTGACTGGTTGTCCCAACAGATTAGAAAGTACCGTAGCAGCAGTTTCTGCCGTAACATTTTGCTGAGTAGCTGTAGAACCAGTTACAGTGGTCTGCTGTGTTCCCATATTTGTAATACTGGGAATAACAGAAGAAACAGCCGCCGCTGGTGCAGGACTTGGTGCCTGTGTAGGTGCAGTTACTTGAACAGAAGGAATTACAGGAATATTAGCTAATCCAGTTACTGGAATAGTTGTTCCTGAAATATTTACCGGACTGGTTGTACTTCCTGCTTGTGTTTCAGTAATTGTTGAAGGAACAGACGGCGCTGTTGATCCAAGAGAAGTACTAGTATATCCAGTTCCTGAAATATTCTGAGCAATTTCAAAAACAGAAGAACCTCCAGCGGCATCCATTCCGGCCTGAACAGCTGCAGATGTAGGAACCCCACTAGATTGAAGAGTACTAATAATCTGATCTTCTGTAAGTCCAATATCAGCTAAACTCTTAGCATCCTGAGCAATCATTGACGCATCAGTCATGCCGATGGCATTCATTGCTGCGCCAGTTAAGAAATTAATGGCTGGAGTTCCAATTCCAAACTGAAGCGCCCAATCAATAGGCGATGTAGGATCAGAATACAGCGGATTGTTGAACATCCCGCCGCCACGCGACAGCCATTCAATATCTGAAGGCAGAAGATTAGATGTTGGAACAACACCAGAAGGTGCAAAGATGCCTGCTCCGGCAGTTGCTCCTGCCTCACGAGCATCAATATCTGCCTGTCGTTGTTCTTCTGCCGTCATTGCAGCAGGAATAGTAGCCTGCTGTTCAATTTTAGCAGGAGTGGCAGGCTGTGCTAACTCACCGACATTTGCAGCACTCTGAGGTGTCTGCATTGTTTGCTGTGTAGTAGATGCCGCTTGAGTTGCAGGCTCTCCAATAGTTTTCTTTTCTGACGGCTTATAGTCATTGCCAAGTGGAACCCATTCAGAAGACGCAGAAAACAACTGTTTTGCTTCTTCCGATCCTTCTGGAAACCAGTCTTCAAGGCCAAAATTTACAACTTCACTTACACCTGGAAGAGACAACAGTTTATCGTTATATGCCTTAGTAGCTTCTTCTTCGCCTTTCTTGGCGAAGCCTTGTGTAACAAGTTTTACCTCTTTTCCAAGTGCATTTAGTTGAGGAATAAAGTTTTTTGTCCACTCAAAAAGATCATCAGCAGAAACACCCCATCCAAGATAAGGATCTAGAGCAACAAAGGATGCTCCTGAGTTTTTGACTTCATTTAACAGCTGCTCATTCGTCGCCTTTCCTTGAAAGACAGCATAGGGTGTTATCACAACTCCAGGGCGCTGTCCTTGCTGGCTCGCAGTTTGAATTTTTGCTGCTAAAGCCGCACCAGTAGGGCTGTTTGGATTCCAGAAAAGTTCATCAGAAACAACCACTTCATTCCCGCGCTGGAAATAAGAGTCGGCGGAACGAATCATTCCTGTTTGAGCATCATTTTCAGCATTAGCACCTGTTTGCCAACTTCCCTTTTGCCCAAAGTTTGTAAATTCAGGCCCACTACCAGTTCTGCTGAATAAATCAGATACATTAAAGCTGGTACCGAGCGCCTGATTCCATAAATTTACTGCATCTTGTGGACGCATTCCCTGTGAAACAACCCACTCAATCCCACGTTTAGTAGCTTCAGCGTCATTAAGACCACCAGAATAAATATAATTCTTAAACCATTCCGGCGATCCCGGATTTAGTTGCAATTGATAAGCGTTTGAATTAGCAATAAAAGGATTTTGAGAAAATGTTTCAGGATTAAACAGACTATCCTGTTCATTTATGGTATTATATTCCATTATGCTTTCCTTATGACTTCAAAGGTATTGATTGTGCTCATTGTAGAAGCCGCTTCTGATTCACAACGGATTTCGTCGCCCTCTTCTAATACAACATACGCCCCACCATCAAATTTTAAGAAATTTGTAGGACTCAATACATACCCATCCAATACTTTAATTTCAGTAGTTGTGCTCTTGTCATACCAGAATACATCAATGGTTTTGTTATTTCCTGAGTGGTTGACCACATAACAGAGGTTCCACAAAGCATAATAACCCGTAGGAACAGTGTACACAGTGGTTTTTGTCGCGGCTGTTAGGTTGTTACCTACGGAAACTTGTCTCATTCTTCGTCTTTCTTGGCAGGACGACCACGCTTAGGCGCAGCTTCTTCTTTTACTTCTTCTTCTTCATCTACTTTGATATAGTCAGGATGCGAAAGCATTGCCTTGATGTCGTGCTCAAACTCAAACGAGTACATTGAGCCAGAATATTTACACATGAATTTCATAAATTCTCCAAACACAAAAAGGGAAGACCCCCGTAGGAGTCCTCCCTAGTTGTTTACTTAGGCCGGAACAGCCAGAGCAACGGCAGCGCCGTCGCGCAGTTCGCCAACGCCATACAGAACGTCAGCCGTGAACAGCGTACCGAGGTACTCTTGCTTGTATTGAGTCTGAGTGCGAACACCCATTTGCTCCACGAGCACGGCGAAGTCCTTGTGTGCCATCAGGCAAACACGGGTAGCCGTAGAGCCAGAGGTCGTGTCAGCATTGCTGGTCACGAACACGGGGATACCGTACACGTTACCGATTTCACCGTTACGGATCGTGTTAGCGCCGCCGCCTTCACCAACGAAAGCCTGCTCAGTGAAACGAGCAATGCCCATCAGCGTGTTGCGGGTAGACGGGGGAACGATCAGGAAACGGCCATCCATCGGCACATCCTGGTCATCAAGACGCTGGATAGAACGACGAATAGCAGCATCCGTCAGAGCACCAGTTCCGGTATTTGCGGCGGCAACATAGGCAGTCGTGCCATCAGCGCCAGAGAAAGCACCGCTATAGGCACTGGTGCCAGAACCGCCTTGCACGGAACGACCCAGACGGATCAGGCTCGTATCAACTTGACGGCCAAGAGCGTAACCAGCATCGTCCGTGTAGAACTGACGCAGCGACGACAGGGCCTGGGCTTCCACGATGTCTTCAATCAGACGCGAGTATTCCCAGTGTTGATCGATAGCAACCGTCTTTTCGCTTTCAGTAGCAGCGATCAGGGTCACTTGGCTACCAGCAGCCTTGGCAGACGCATCACCACGAGTCGGGGCGGGAATGTGAACTGTGTCACCCTTCTTGCCCTTGAAGCTCATCTTCTTGATGAGATTGGCAGCAACCAGCGACTTCTTATAAGCCGCAACAATTTCATCACTCCAAACTTCCGGAATGAAAGTAGCAGCGGTAGTGACGGTAACGTTATTAGTACCTAAAGGCATTTTATTCTCCTAAAACAAAGTTAAAATTACTTAACCCTGCCCTCAGAATACGCAGCCATGATTTCAGGTTGTAAGGCTTCGTAACGGGCGGGATCAGTCATGCGTAGCCGGATAAGGTCGGCACGGCGATAAACTTTCTTAGAAGACTCCCCAGTTCCACCCACATCTACAGCAGCGGCTTTCATGTCAGTCTTACGAACTTCTTGTGCAGCAGAAACTGCTTGATTAGTTCGTGTGCCTTTGATGGCCTTAAAAGTAGAAATCAACTCGTCAGCAGCGTTATAGTCGTACTGTGCATCTGCCAGTGCATACATATTAACACGCATCGGAGAGGCTTTCACCCATGCTGCAAATTCGGGATCTTGAACCACATTAGCAAAATCAGGATGTTTCTTTGCAAGTGCTGCCTGTGTTTGAAGCTGTTTCATTTGCATTGCTGCTTGTTTTGCAGCAAGAACGTCCGGATGGTTTGCAACAGCCTTTTGGACTGCTAGTTTTGGATCTTCAAAAAAGTCTAATTCGTTTTCAATCTCTGGAGGCTTCTCTTTCTTTTGAGAGAGTTGTTGTTTCAGTAGTTCATCAGCTAACCGCCGAACTTCACCAACTTCTTGTGCTTGACGACCAATTAGCTTTTCAGCTTCCTGATGCATCGTTACAATCTCCTCAAGACTCTTGCCCTTGTATTTCTCGGGAATCTTTGGAGCTTCTGGTGCAGCAGCTACTTGAGCCTGCTGTTGTTCAACTGCTTCTAATTCACTTTTCTG